AAAGGAGAAATAAATTTAGTATCTATTAAAAATTTTGCTATCTTTCTTTTATTTAAAAAATATGCATAACAAAAATCTGCTACTTCTCTACTTATAATTCCTTTTAAAACTGTATATTTATTTTTTTTGAACGACATTTAATGCTCCTTTTGTTATAGCTTGACAGTTAAAATGTATAAACCTAAATGGTTCATATCCCATATCTACCACATACTGATGTGGCATGTAAGAAGGAAAAAATATTATTCTTCCAGGTTTTACTTTGTAGTTTATTTGATGACTTGCATAAGTAATTTTAGATGGATCTTTCTGGGGTAAAAGATTCATTACATTACCTGGTCTTGGATCTTCAAATACTGGTAAAGATGTTTTTTCACTAGCTTTTAAAAAATAAAATCCAGATATGTGACCATTCCAATGTGTATGTAATGTATGGTGTCCACCCCCTGCTTTTGCAAACTCCTGTACCCACATTTCTGTAGTAAATACTTGATATTGAGTTAAATCAAAACCCATTTCTAACAATAAATTATGTGCTGTTGAACCTATATAATTTTGTAATTGTAAAAAATTAGGGTCACCAATTAATGTTGTTGAGTGAAATACATTACCCATATCTCCTTTGTTACCAAACTTTTTATTCCTTTTATCTATCTGAGGTTTTAATGTTTTTTTAGATTCTTCAATATATTTATTTGAAGCTTTATTTAAATCATCTACAAATGCAGGCTCATCCGCAAACCAAATAGGGCTTGCAAAATATTCTTCTCTTGATAATTGTTTAGGATATCCCTTTGCGCTTCCACAAGATACTTCATCTAATTTTTTTCTTATGTTTGGTTTTCTAGCTTTAGCTTTTTTCTTTTTCATATTTCTCCTTTATTTAAACGGCCATCCTAAATTCCATATTACTAAACTATGTCTTGATCCTTTTTTAACTGGACATACTCTATGCCACACAAAGCCAGGAAACACTACCAATGATCCTTTAGGTAATATTTCTTTACATTTTCTAATATTAGGTTTTTTATCCGGATCCATGTTTCTAAAATCAAATTCTAGTTCCCCACCTTTATATTCTTTAGGATCTGATAATGTTACTGTAACCGATAATTTTCTAATTTTACCATTTGATGGATCACCTTGTTGTCTTTGGTAGGGTTGGTCCCAACCATCACAATGCCAATCATAATATTGGCCTTTATTATATTTTGTAAATTGCATGGATTCAGAAAAATCCCATTGAAAATTCCAACCAGCATTAGCATTAGCTTCATGAACATAAGGTTGAATTTCTTTGTAAATCCAACGCTCATTCATCCAAACAATATTGGAATCTCTTTTCTTTTTTAAATCTTTAATTTGAGATTGATTTAATTTTTTAACATCCCCAAAACCACCTGTAGTGGCCAAACCATCTTGTAATTGTTTTCCATAACGTACAATGTCATCACAAATTCTATGGGGAATTGCTGATTGATAGTACCAATAATAGTTAGTTAAGTTCATATATCTTTATAAGACAATTTATATATTTTTTAAATATAAAGTAAAGGAAAATAAAAAGAATTGATCTAGATCAATTATGAAACTGTTAAATTACCAGAAACTGTAAACGTAGCAACTTTGTATGATCCTGCAGGCGCAGGTAAAGTTGTTACTGTATTTGTACATGGAGTAACTGCAAAAGTAATTGTGCTTGGTCCTCTTACCACTACAAATCCACTACCACCAGCTCCACCATAAGCACTAGATGCATTACCATTAGCTCCACCGCCACCACCAGTATTTGCTGTGCCTGCTACGGCACCAGACGCAGGACCTGGTGCTCCTGCACCACCCCCGCCAGCTCCACCTGCTGCTGCAGTTGCGCCTCCATAAGCATTTCCAGCAGCACCTCCACCACCACCTCTTTGAGTTGGTGTGTTTGTAATATTTGAAGTAGCTCCAGCTCCACCTACACCCGGACCTGGTCTATTAAATCCAGCTTCTGTAGCACCACCTCCTCCACCACCAGATCTACCTGGAGTAGGGACAGTTCCACATCCACCATCATTTCCTTGAGGAGGACTTGTTGGAGGAGTGTTTCCTGAACCTTTAGTTGTGCCAGTAGAACAATATCCTTGACCACCACCCGATCCTCCTGGGCCACCAGGATTTGGTCCTGATCCACCACCTCCACCACCGGTTGATGTTATTGAATCAAAAATTGAAGGAGTACCACTGCTACCAGCATTACCTGGTTCTTGACCACCAGCTCCCCCACCACCAACTGTAATTGGATAAGATCCTGCTAACGTAAATGCACTTCCTGCACCTAAAGGAGAAGCAGTATAACAACCTGTAGAGGTACCAGATGATTCTCTATAACCTCCAGCTCCACCACCACCGGCCATTGTTCCTCCACCGCCACCGCCGCCAGCTATTACTAAATAATCTAAATTAAAACCAAACTGAGGCCATGTCCCTGCAGTTTTTGCACTAAATTGACTTTGCATTGACCACACACCACTTGCTTTCATTAATTCTTTTACTATGGCTTTACCAGAACCACCTGCTCCACCTGTTGTAGTTCCCGGATTACCGCCGCCACCGCCGCCACCACCAGTGTTTGCAGTTCCTGCAGTTCCGTTACCTGAAGGTCCTTTTCCACCTGCTCCAC